AAGATGATGCTGAAGGAGGAGATGGCGATCCTCGCCGGCAACACCTCACTCGCCCTGGGCACGCCGGCCGCCCCGGCCCTCGCCGCCGCCGGTTCCGGCGCCACCCTGCCGGCCGCCACCTACTCGGTGATCGTCGTGGCCCTGACCCTCGAAGGCTTCCGCAACTCGTCCCTCGCCGGCGGCGTCGCCACCTCCAAGACCATCACCGGCGCCGACGGCAAGACCTTCGCCATCAACGGCGGCTCGTCGATGAAGTCGGCCAACGCCACCCAGGTCGTCACCCTAGGCCAGACGCTATCGGCGACGGCAACCCCGATCGCCGGCGCCATCGCCTACGCCTGGTTCGTCGGGACCGCGGGCGCTGAAACCTTGCAGGCGATCACCACGATCAACTCCGCCACCTTCAGCGCCGCGCTTACCGGCGGCCAGCAGGCGGTGAGCGCGATCACCGGCGACTCATCGACCAACAGCCTCGGCTTTGACGGCCTGCTCACCACCGCGCTGAAGCCGGGCAACAACGCCTACGTGAAGTCGCTCGCCAGCGGCGTCGCCGGCGCCGGCACCGCGCTCACCTCGTCCGGCCGCGGTTCGGTCAACGAGATAGACGCCATGCTGCAGTCGATGTGGGACACCTCGCAGGTCTCGCCCACCGTGCTCTTCGTCAACTCGCAGGAGCTGAAGAACATCACCAACAAGGTGCTGTCGTCTGGCTCCGCGCCCTTGCTGCAGTATCGGCAAGACCCCGAGGGCGGCGGCTACAACCTCGACGCCGGCGGCATGATCTCCACCTACTACAATCCGTTCCTGCTCGACGGCGGCATGCGCATCCCGGTGAAGATCCACCCCTACGTCCCCGCCGGCACCATCCTCGCCTACGCCGAAACCCTGCCGGCCCAGTACCAATCGAGCGAGGTGCCGAACGTCGCTGAGGTCAAGTGCCGCCAGGACTACTACGCCATCGACTGGCCGCCGGTGACCCGCCAGCGCCAGAAGGGCGTCTACGTAGAGGAAGTCCTCGCCGTCTACGCCCCCTTCGCCATGGGCGTGATCAACAACATCGGCAACGGGTAGCGCTCGTCCTGCTTCGGTTTCTCCTCCCCCGACGAAGGCGGGGGAGGGGGACCACGGAGTGGTGGAGGGGCTTTCGCTCCCAGACATCAAGGAGTCCGACATGGCCGCCGGCGACCTCACCGACCTTACCACCGTCAAAGCCTGGCTGGGTCTTACCACCAGCACGAGCGACACCCTGCTCGCCTCGCTGATCACCGCCGTCTCGGCCTTCATTCCCAACTACCTCGGCCGCCAGATCCCGCAGACCACCTACGTCGAGACCTACCGCGGCAACGGCCAGTGCGAGCTCCTGCTGCGCAACTTCCCGATCGGCTCGGTGACCAGTGTCGCCTTCGCCGGCCAGACGTTGACCGCCGTCGCCGACCCGGTCGCGCTGACCAGCGGCGTCTACTTCGACGACCGCGTGCTGAAGCTGCTCGGCTATCGCTTCCCGATCGGCCTGCCGGTGGTCGTCACCTACAGCGCCGGCTACGCCACGACCCCGGCCGACATCGCCCAGGCCGCCGTCGAGCTGGTCGGCGAAGCCTTCCGTCGCCGCGACCGTATCGGCGTCACTTCGAAGACGCTCGGCGGCCAAGAGGTCGTCGCTTTCAGCCTGAAGGACATGAACGACACCGCCCGCGCGCTGCTGTCGTCCTACCAGGTATTGGCCCCGTTCTGATGCTGTCGGTCACCCTCACCGGCGCCGACAAGCTCACCGACAGACTGGACGATGCGCCCGCCACGGTGATCGCGGCCGTCGCAGCCAAGTCCGCGGTGCTGGCCGACCAGCTGCTCGCGCGGGTGCAGCGGAAGCTCGGCGGCGAGGTGCTCAAGCCGCGCACCGGCGCGCTCGCCGCCTCGATCGGCATCGACGGACCTAAGGTTGTCGGCGACACCGTCGTCACCACGCTCTTCTCCGCCGGCGACGTGAAATACGCGGCGATCCAGGAGTACGGCGGCGTCACCGCGCCGCATGAGATACTGCCGGTCCGCGGCAAGGCGCTCGCCTTCCTCGCCGGCGGCCAGCAGGTGTTCGCCCGCGTCGTTCACCACCCGGGCTCGCACCTGCCGGAGCGATCCTACCTGCGCTCGTCGTTGGCCGAGATGGCCGCTCAGATCGACAGCGAGCTGAAAGCCGCGGCGATTGAAGCGCTGCAGCAGGCGGGAGGCTGAGATGACCGTCGAGCAGATCTATGAGGCGCTTTTCGCCCTCGGCGCAGGGCTGACCTGGCCCGGCGGCGGCGCTCTCGCCTTTTCCTCACGCCGCGTGAAGACGTTCGAGGATCTGCCCGCCCAGCCGGCGCTCTGCCAGGCCGAGACCGACGAGACTGTCAGCCAGGTCACCAGCCTGCCCTCGCTCACCACCCTGGGCGCCAGCTGGCTGCTCTATCACCAGGCCGGCAAGGATGACGACGCCATCCCCGCCCAGACCACCAACGGCATGCTGTCCGCGGTCAAGGCGCTCTTCATCGACCCCACCGACCCCAGCTTCGCCCAGACCCTCGGCGGCGCTGTGCACAAGTGCTGGATCGACGGTCGCATCCAGAAGTTCCAGGGCGACCTCGACGGCCAGACCCTGATCGTCATCCCAATCAAACTCCTCGTGCCTTAGGCGCGTCCAACTCCGTCTCAACTAGCTGGGCGACGTCGCCCAGCACCCATTTCGAGGAGGTCTGAGCCATGGCTCAATCCGTCTTCGGCGTCGGCTTCCTGTTCGCGACCCCACAGGGCGCCAACCCGACTCCGACCCGTTTCGGCCGTCTGCAGGATGTCCAGGTCGACTTCTCCTACGACAGCAAGATGCTCTACGGCTCCAACCAGTACGCGCTGGAGCAGGCTCGCGGCAAAGCCAAGATCGAACTCAGGGCGTCCATCGGAGTCGTCGACCCGCTGCTCTTCAACAGCGTCTATTTCGGCCTTACCTCGACCACAGGCGAAACGCTCAACTCGGTCGACGAGGCCGCGACGCCCACGGCCGGCGCTTTCACCGTCGCCAGCGGCGGGACGTTCAGCCAGGATCTCGGGCTCTACAACACGGTCACCGGTCTCTGGATGACGCGCGTCGCCTCGGCCCCCGCCGCCGGCCAGTACGCGGTCAACACCGTGACCGGCGCCTACAGCGTCAACACCGCCCAGAACGGCCAGGCGCTGCGGGTCTCCTACACCTATGCTTCGGCCAGCACCGGCTCGACCCTCGCCTTCACCAACCAGCTGATGGGCGCCGCCCCGACCTTCGCGGTCCAGCTGGTCAACAAGTTCAAGGGCTCGGACGGCGTCACCCGCTCACTGTTCCTGAACTTCCCTGCGGTGCAGTGCCCGAAGCTCTCGATGCCGCTCAAGCTCGACGATTTCGCCCTGCCGCAGCTCGACATGAGCGCCCAGGACAACGGCTCGGGCGCCGTCTTCAACTACTCGATGACGGGGTGAACCATGGCTGACGTCACCATCGGGGGGCAGGTCTGGTCCGTCACCCTGCCGAACTTCAAGGCACTCAAGGCCGCCTGGCGCTACATCGCCGCCGTCCAGGCGTCGAGCGACCCCATGGCCAGCGTCGAGGCGATTCTCGGCATCGTCAGCGTCGGCTCGGCGTCGGCGGTCACGGTCGACGAGCTCGAAGAGGCGCTGACGCCGGCCGAGATGCCGGGCCTGCGAACGTTCATCAACGACCTGATGATCGAGATCGGCCTCGCAACGCCGGAGGCGGCGGCCAACGACCCTTTGGCCGGGGAGGGGACCGCGCGCCCTTCGACGGCGACGTCGACGACATCATCTGCGCCATCCTCGCCGGCCTCGGTTCCAGCGACTGGGACGGCGTCGAGCAGTCCTGGAACCTGCAACGCTACGCCGCGCTGAGCCGCCACTGGGCGCGCGAAGGGCCACCGGCCTACATCGCCGCGGCCGCCTATCTCGGTCTTCGCCGAACAGCATCAGCCGCGCCCGATCGGATCGATCCGCGCGACCTCGCGGCCTTCCTGACCAACTTCCCTGGCGCGACCAACGACCCCACGAGCGGAGGCGACGATGGCCGATAGCGACCTGACCTTGACCTTCTCCGCCGACACCGGCGGTCTCACCCAGGGCCTCGCCGAAGCGAAAGCGGCGATGGGGGACTTCAGTCCGGTCATCGCTGAAGTCCGCAAGTCGCTGCAACAGGTGGGCGATCATCTGAAGACTCTCGGAGGCGCGCGCGACCTTGAGCGACTGAAGACGTCGATGGACGGCGTGGTGTCGACGTTCTCGCGCGGCCTGGCTCAGATGATCACGGGCTCCAGGTCGCTGAGCCAGGTGATGCGCAGCGTCGGCGTGCAGATCCTCAACGACCTCTTCAAAGTCGTCGATGGCGTGGTCGACAAGTGGGCGTGGGGCGTCACAGAGAACATCCTTGCGAGCACGCAAGGCCAGGCGCTGCTCAAT